ATTCTTGTTGTAAAATATAAGTCGTAAATCAAATCTCCATTCCTTAGTAGGAATGGAATAAACTTCTCTTCAAGAAATTCAGGAATCAGTTTCGGGTTTATTGGAAGACTGAAGACGTTCTTGGAGGTTGTTGTGTGCATAATCAGAGAGAACTCCTGCTGTATCAAATAGTTGAGGTGGTTTACCTTCCATCATTTTATCGACTCTTGCTTCTGCTGCTTCTTTGATTCCACCAACGGAACGATTAACAGCAGTAGAATAAGTCATTGCGAGATCTAGACATGCTGCCTGATCTTCTGGGTTCATTTGTAAAATAGATTCTAAGTTACCTGCTTGAACTCTACCAGTAGTCAACAAATCAATTGCTGACTGTTTACCCATACGAGCAATCCAGTACTTATGCTCTTCAACTTCCTCTAGTTCCTTGTTCTCTAGGATGTTTGTAATTTCTACAGGGTCATCAGTTCCTGCTTTCTCTTTGATAATATTAAAGAGACCATCAAGTTCGTCCTTACATTGTTTGATCTTATTAATCCAGATCTGCCTATCAAGGAAGAGTAATTCTAATTCATATTGCTTATCTTGCTTCTCAAACTCATCCCTTAGAGGGTCATCCATATCATGTTTAACCCTTGCAATGTCATTCATACATCGCTTAAGTTGAATAGTGCTTTTAGATAGAGAGTTAGTCCTACCTTGGATCTCCATCATTGCTTGTCTGATCTGCCTATATGGTGTGACCTGACTGTTAACAACATAATACTTATTTTGAAACTCAGTTTGACCGAAATGTTGTTGTTCAGACCAGTCCATCAATTTGACAGACATCTCTTCTACATCCCAATCATCGATACTTTTAAGTTCCTCTAATACATCTGCGACTCTATAATCGTACTGATTTGGATCAGAACTTGAGTCCGCCTGAGTAGTCGAAAGTGACTTTTCTTTCGATGTTTCCTGTTTCTTCATTGGTTGTGCATCTTCCATATTCAAGACATTGTGCATTTGACATTGCTTCTGAGAAATAATCTTCTAGAACAACGTTCAGTTCACGAACACTAGAACATCCATCAATAATATGGATCATCTTTTGTTCTGCGACTGCTAGGTCGTAGAGTTTGGTTGAGAACTCTGCTTGCTTGTCAACTATTTTAGTCGCAAACTGCAAAGTTGTCAAGTCCCTCACCTCTGCTAACTTATGTATAAGTTTTGTTGTGAAGTCATTATCAGCAAGGTATGCGATTGCCTCACATAACTGATCTGTCCATGTTGCTTGCTCAAGTGTAGAGAAGTCTGTATTGAGGATGTTGAGTCTGTGTTCAAAAGTTTCTTGCACACTCATAACAATAACCTTTTTCATAAAGGGTATAACATACTCTGAGAATGTAGTATCTTCAATAGTTTCTTTCTCTTTATTAGTAGTTCCTTCCTCGTTTACACCATAGGTTGATTTTGTCTGCCTGATTTCTCCCCAATACTTCTCTCCTAAGATTCCTTCTTTACTGGGAAATCTAAGATATGTAACGTCTTGTGGAATATACTGATAAAACTCGTCTGCAAGATGATATACCTCTAGACCTAGATGAGTACCAAGTTGAATACCCCACTCGCCTGCTTTGGGAAATTTCTCGACATCAATTACGATGACGTCATTCGATGTTGTGCTTGTCATTAGTAGTTAGGAATGTTAGTACCGTAATCGTAGTTGCCCTGTCCTGATACAGAACTAGAGGAAGAGCAGTGTGCAGATGACATGCCACCATGTCCTGATGGTGGTGAACTACCACCTAAGTTAGCGTAACTGTCACTATTGTAGTCAACTTTAAAGGTATTGTTGTTCTGGGAACCATTATAGTTACCTAAACAATAACCTTTTCTCATACCCATTTCAAAGTTTTCCTCACCCATGTTACCGAAGTTAAGTCCTCTGACCTGAATACCAGTGAGGTCACTACACTTCTGGTTTCCGTTCTGGTTGTTATTACCTGTACCAACGTACATATGTCCTAACATAGTAGGAAGAATTTTCTTCCAACCATCACCACCTGGACCATGTTCCCATGATACCCAAGATTCAGTCTTGAAGAACTGACCTCTTCTAGTACCAGATCTCTTGACCCAACCGTAGAGTCTACCATGTCCACCCCATGTAGGGTCATCGCCACCATCAGGATAGTCTGGTGGCCACCCTGAGGTTCTCATGACTTCAGTTTTTAAGTTAAATACGTCAGTTCTTGAACTACCACCACCGTATAGGTAAGAGTAACCTCCTGCAAACACATGATCTTGGTGAGATCCCATTGAACCTCTGTTCACTGTCATGTTCCACGATGACTGATGAGTTACACCAGACTCTGAACCCATGTCCATCGCATTGGTATAGTTTGAAGAACCTCTGTAAGTGTTCTCCATAGAGTGAAAGAAGTGCCTAGTATCATGCCATGATCCTGACATGTAAGCACCTGATCTGTCTAAAATATCTCCTAAGTTTGTTGATGTATCAGTAGCATGAACTGTTCTGTTTACGTTTCTCCAAGGTGAACCATTTTGATATCCACCTCCAACATATCCGTGTGTCCAAATTCTTGCTGTTGACCATCCTGTATCGTTCTCTCCATCAAATGACCAGTAGGCATCTGTACCATCGGAGCGTAAGATTGCACCAACTGTGTAGTTTGCACTATATCTGTCTGTAGATTGATCAGGAGTTCCACTACCTGCTGCACCTGCAATTGGACCCCATTGTACCTGTGCTGCAGTTTGATCGTATGAATAACCTTCAAAAGTTCTATCTGTACTATTATATCTGAATAATCCTTCTACTGCTGCCCCAGGTCTTTGTGCGGTAGTACCTACAGGTACTTTCATTCCGTCAGTACCTGAGATATCTAACGTATAACTAGGAGTTGCATCATTAATACCGATTCTATTGTTAGTAGAGTCAACGTAAAGAGTTCCAGAGTCAAAGTTAAAATGCCCAGACGCCTCCAATTGGAACTCAGCGGTTCCTGATCCCCCTGTTAGGGATACAACTTTATCAACATTTAACTGAGACATGTGTAGTAATTACTCCTTCGTATTATTTATGCAGGTCGAACAAGTACACAACCTCTCTTAAGGTATGTATCTTCGTTTCCAGTGTCTTGATCTGAGTGAATAACAACGTGCATGTTGTCACTATAAGATGTTCCTAAATCAACAGTGAACCATGCATCACCATTGAATACGTTTGGACCTGTACCACCAGAGTTATCCCCTGCCTGTATAGTAAAGTTTCTCACATACTCTGAAGTGTAACTAGATCCAGATCTAGAGAAACATGTATATCTGTTACCCATGAAACCACCTGGGTTGTTACCACCTGCAACGTGTGTTGGTTGCATTCCTGCTACTGAAGGGCAAGAGTTACCATCATTATTAGAGATAGCAGTATAGTATGTGAAGATGTGTTGTCCATCACCTGCACCAGAGTTGTCACGCATGATCGTTAGACCATCACCAACACTCGATGAAATATTTAGGAAGTTACGTCCGTTAACACCATCATTGGAATAGTAGTTATAGAGATTGAATCTCATCTTGACATAACGATATGATACACCCCTATTACTAAAGGTTGCATATTTAAAGTCAGATCCACTTGCGTTTCTGTAATAACCCCAAGTACTATTAGAAGCGAAAGTACCCGTAGGAGTTGAATCTCCTTGATCACTTAAGTTCTGTCCTGATAATGATGATGCATTACTAAAGAATGCAGCACCACCGCCACCCCAGTTACCGATTAGGATATAATAGGGATGACTATTGATAGGTATAAAGTATCTACGAGTTGTACCATCTAGGTTCATATAATAGTTACCATCTGCAGCAACACCTGCATCCATGAGTTCTTGAACACTAGACGCTGCTGTAGCAGGGGTTCCACCATCATTACCACCTGCAGATGCTCTGATTACTTGTACCCATGAACTACCATTATAAACTTCTACTTGTAATAATTCTGTATTGAACCTAATCATTCCTGTAGAAGGAGATGAAGGTCTTTGTGCTGTAGTTCCTGTAGGTAAACTTAGTTGACCCAATGCACTCATATTACATGTACCTTGAACGATCAATGCTTCTCCATCATCGAAGTTGATCTCGAAGTTATGCAGCGAAGATGCGTGTAGTTCGTTAACGTTTAGAGTACTCATGTCTTATGCGTAGAAGAATAACCAGTACATATGATTTTGGGATCCAGGGTTATTTATCCCCCAATCACCAGACCAGTTAGGTTCTGGGAAGTTTTGATTAGAATAGTTGTTTCCTGTCTGTCCTACCCATGCATGGTGCTCAACGTTACATCCATTAGATGAACAACCTAGAGCATTAATCATACTGAAAGTATAGTTTTCACAGTTTGCTGGTGAAACGTGCCAAGTATTGTTTGGATTAAGTTCACCTGCACTACTACCTCTATATCTATTATCTGATGCCTGTGCAGATCCTTTGAGGAAGGTCATACCACTAATCTGTGTACCACCGATGTTACCATGGTTTCCTAAAGAGATATGGTCGTTAAACATAGCATACATGCTACCACCTCTGTTAGTGAAACAACCAGATATGTATCCAACTTCAGTAGATGTATCATAAGGTGTACCAGATGTAGCAAACCCCTGCATAATCAATACATCGTTAGCACTCCAACCTCTGTAATGATTTGACTTAAAGTCAGATGCCATTGCAGTTCTTGCAGTACCAGTAGTTGATGTAGTTGTCCAGTTACCATACCAGTGATCCGAACCACCTGTATAACTACCATGTGAAGTATTGTCTGTAATAGATGCAACCATCACCCAATACTTACCGTTGGCATCTTTATATGCGTATACTTCTTCTATATTAGTTCCGTCAAACTTAACATACCAATACCCAGATCCAGGGTCATTACTTGATAAGTTTGCTAGTGATGTAAATGGTGCGTTAGATGTACCATTCTCTCCAAAATATTGTAACCAAGTACTACCTGTATAAACTTCTACACAATTGTCCTGAGTATTATATCTTATATAACCTGTAGTAGGTGATGATGGTCTCTGCCCAGTTGTACCTGTAGGTAGACGCAAAGCACCAGTACCATCATGATATACATTACCATTGATCTGTAATGTATGTCCTGCAGGAACAGTTATTTGATTCAGTGATGCAGGTATGCCACCTAGACTACCGACAGTTAGTTTGCTCATTACTTAAGCGATTTAGTTCTATTTATTGACCTGGGGTCGGATACTCCTCTACCCATGCAGTAACGATGTACTTATCTTTATTTAGGGGCGGATTACCTCGGTGTGTCCATGCCCAATCACAAGGGAAGATAACAAACTTACCTGCCTTCGGAGTGATTCTACAATGTTGATATAAAAATTCTGTCTCACCACCTTCAAATCCATCATTAAGATAGATCATAGTTGCTAACTTACGATAGGGTGCAGCGGGTGTACTTTCATAATGCCATGCGTGATAACCCTGTCCTGGCTCAGTCTTTTGGAGTTTTGCCATCGTATGTTGAAACCTACGACCAACCAGAATATCATACTTTAGTACATATTCTCTCAGTGCTTGCTCAGTAAGATAGTTCCAACGTTGGAAGACTGATCGAGATAGATTGTCATGAAAATATTCTACAGGCAATTCGTGCATAAAGACTTGAGAATCAGCAGCACCTTTCTCTGCGTGTCTCTTGATTGTCAAACCATTATCTGCAATATAGTGATAATAATCAATTATTTCTTGACAGTTTAATGTTGTTTCAAACTCACTGATAAAGTTATCATGATGAATTGAATTAGTGATTACTGGTTCGCCTCCATACTGAGAAGCGAAAGGACTCATTACCATTTATTGATCGGGCAGTGGAATATTGGAAAGCGTGCCTTCACTGCAAGTACACAGTTACATTTAGTACAGATCCCAATAGGTGATTTGTACTCACACTTATCACATATTGTAATCCGATTTTGATATAATGTCAAGTCGGGGACGTCCCCATCCTCTACTATTAACCTGCCCAAATTCCGTTGTTGTATACTTCTAATCTACTACTACCCGTATTAAATCTCAACTGCCCGTTTACATATCCTCTGTTAGGTGATTTATTAATCACTGCATCATTGAACTGTTGAGTTGTACCATATGGTAGGGGTAAAGAGTTTTGAGAACCTGTGATTCTTAGTTCTGCTCCACCTTTAAATGCAAAGTCACTATCATGATCTAATGTGACAGTAAATCCTGGTGTTAATCCTTGTAAGTTCTGTGCTCGTACCTTCATCTAACACTCCATGATGCACCTGACTCCACTGTAACAGTGAAACCAGAATTAATTGTGATAGGACCTGCACTCATTCCGTTGGTAAACTCAGCACCATTGTTAGCACTTGGTCCAACTGTAAGGTTTTCTGCGATTACACTATTGTTTGTTCTAATAATACTATCAGTTCCTAAGGCAGGTCCACCACCTGCAACGGGTGACCATCCTGCAGACCCCGTTCCATCATCTGCTTTGTAAATCTCTGCAGAGTCAAGATCAGTATTAAATCTTAGTGTGCCAACTGATACACCAGTAGGTCTTTGTGCTTGAGTACCTGAAGGGATTCTTAAAACTGAGTTAGTATTTAAGAAACTTAAGGTTGTTACGATTGCTTGTGTACTGGTGGCAATTTGATTACCACTTACTCTTGAAATTGCCATGTGATTAGATAGGTAGTTCTAAGATGTGAACAGTGTCTGATGCAAGTGGAGCATCACCAGAGGAGAATACAACGTTTGCTCCGTTAGAGTCGACTGTGTAGTTGGTTCCTGCAATCTGTGCTACACCATTAAGGAATACTAATAGTGAATCGTCAGAGTGCTTAATAGTTCCACTATATGTAGTTACAGCAAACGTTAAAGTAGTACCATCTCCTGTATATGATTTAGTAATATACTTGTCAGCACCAACACCACCTCGACCAGTAACAACTAAGTCTCCATCAACTTTTGCGTTGCCCAACATGCCCACTCTGAATCCAGATACCGCAGCAGTACCAATACCAATATGTTGAGTGCTATTAAAAGTATCAATATTGATCTCGCCAGTATCTGTAAGACCAAATTCTTTCCAAACACCACCATAGTAGATCCAACCTAAAGATTTACCAGGAGTCCAGTTGATATTATAAACAAGGTCACCATCAGAAGGTGTATCGTAGTTGGTAATATTAGCAAAATTAGGTTGTCCATTTGCTAATGCAGGTGCTAGTAAGGTTTGCTTAATAACAGTACCATCTTGGTTATAGTAAGAAATCTTTCTTGCTTGAACGTTATTCGTAAAGGTTGATAGACCTTGGAATGTAACAGGACCTGCAAAGATAGATTCTAACTGGTTAGATGCACCACCAAGAACGGTTAGTTTATCGGTAAGAACCAACTCAGAGAATGTCTGAATAGTTGTGTTCTCTTCACCAACAACGTTCAACTGTGCAATATCTTCATTAGTGATCTGACCTGTAACAGGGTTGATAACTTGGTTACCAATGAATAGGTCACCGTTAGAGTTAAGTCCAGAGTAGAATGAAACTCCTCCTTCTTCTTTAATAGACTGAGAGAATCGGATCTGTTCTTGAGTTAGAGTCTCTACCTGTGTTTGAGGGAACGCTGTACTATAGTTTCCAGGTCCGAAACCAAGGTACTCAAATGTGTGATTACCTGATCTGAGGATGGAGTGACGTCTGAACTCGATATTGATCGGTGCGACTGTTCCATCATTATTTTCTCGAATCTTAATTTTTCGTGTCTCTTCATCGCCAGCCCGTGCAGTAAGTTGCACATTTGAGAGTTTTGCGTTGTTTGAGTCATAGTTTGGCGTAGTACCAGGTTGAGTCCAACCTGTATCAGTTAGAAGGAACTGAATACCTTCCTTAGTAATAGATCTCTTGGGATCTTTTGCAGGAGTTGGTGTTGCACCATCAGTAGCATTGACGAGACCGATAATAACATTGTCAGCAACAGAAACTGCAGGAAGAGGATCAGCAACTGGGTTATCTCTATCGAATGTAGGATAAACTTCGTTGACGTTCTGTGAGAACTTTCTATTGTCAAAGTTAGATGTGCTTGGTGCAATAGAACCGCACAATAATGTTAGATAATAGATACCATCATTGACACCTCTTTCAAATGGTTGTACGATTTCAATATCATAGATGTAGAAACATTTAGTTAAGTTGAATGTTGTAGTGTCACTATTCAAAGGTTGCATTACGAAACCAGAGATAGGATCTCTAGGTAGAGGATTAGACTTGTCCTTATCAATGACCATTCTTACACGATAAGTTCTATCTTGTAAGTCACGAGGGTCAGGGATTCTCTTAAGGAATGTACTCGGAGTAAAGTTTACGTTATTATATTGCGTATTTGTAGATAAAGTTTGATAGATTTCAGAGTTTGCTGTAACACTTAGATACCAACCACCAACTGAACCTGCTACACCATTAATTGTATATGTTGCACTATCATACTGGATCGGTGATCCTGCTACACCTGCTGCTAGTCCAGATACACTAGGACCATAAGGTGAAATACTTGCTCCTTGTGTTGTTGCAGTCGTTGCACCGTTTGCAACTAAGAGACAGTTGATTTTGTCTGCAATAGCACTCGCACCTGTGCCATCTTGACGTGCACCAACGGTGAAACCCTGCACTCTAGTTGTAGGAGGTGACGCTTCAGTCGTATATCCGTAGAGATAGAGTCTAGTTCCAGGGGTACCGCCTTGACCTGCGAGCGATGCGTTAACGACCTTAGTCCTTTGAATATCAATGTTAACCCAGTTAACAGAAGTTTCTTCGCCAAAGATTATATTACCTGCTACGATGTTTCCAGTGAGAGTGTTACTAAGTGTAATAGCACCAGTGTTTGTATTGACCGTTCCAACAGTTGTACTATCGGGAATGTTAGTTCCTGTTACAGTCATACCTTGAATGATACCCAGAGCATCACCAACTTTTGCAGAAGTTAAAGTGATAGTATTAGTACCATTAGAACCATTTGCAAGAGTAGAGATGACGTTGAGTGCTTTAGGTGGAATGATATGTGTGATTGCACCTGCTTTATCTTTCGAGAATGACTTTGCTTTGAATCCTGCTGCTCTTAACGCTGTGTTACCAAAGTTAGAGTTAGAGTTCGTAATTGACATGTCAGCACCACTCTCAGCAGTGAAGTGACCAAAGTATCCCACAGCGAACACAGAAACTGCCTGAATGAATGAGTCATTAGAACACTTGATGTGCTCATGTCCCCATCCTTTTCTATACTCAGCAAATCCGTCTAGGTGTGCACCATCACCAGATGTTGCAGCATCATAGTTTCCAGTTGATTGATTATATCTAACAAATGCTCTATCATCTTTTTGGAGTGACAATCCAGTAAACTGTGCCACAACCATTGATTTGAAACCAGTTGCTTTTGCACCGTTTGCGTGCATACCATTCATACCCCACACACTTCTTAGTGATAGGTTGAATGCGTATGGTGATGCTGAGTCAACAGTATCAATCTCAGTCTTAACAGTAATATTAGAACCTACAGCGTTTCCTGTTGGTTCTCCTTGCATTTGGTATGTGAAGACGTTACCAGATGCGGATGTGACTGTGAAACTTCCGTTATAAAGTCCTGCATCAACTTCGGATTGCGGTCCAGTTGATCCTGTAACACCACTAACGTTGATGTTAACACCAACAGAAAATCCGTGGTCCCTGGGATTATCAAACTCGTCAACAGTGACAGCCGTTGCTGTCTGTCCATTTCTTGTGACCTGTAAGACTCTGTATTCATCTGAAATCGGTCCAACGATTCTATTTTCTTCGACCCTTGGTTGAATCTGGTCAGCAGCAGGATCGCCAGAGGTATCAGGAATCGTTGCGAATGCTTTCGATACCTTCTGATAATAAATCTCTAGGTCAGTTCTTTCAAGAATGTTAGGAACAGCAGAATAGTCTGTGTTCGGAACTGTACCATCAGTAATAAGTTTGGAGAGGGGGTTAAGACCATCAGCAAACTCAAAACAAGTTAATCTATGGTGTGAGAACTTAGGTGCAAGTGTCTCTACGCTATCAGGTTTGAAGTATACACCTTCTTCAGCACCGTCAAAGAAAGAGAATTGCCAGAAATAAGTACCACCAGTAACTTTGAAGATTGCTGTCCTTGGAGGGACTTGATCTTCTGTGTTAATGCCTTTTGCAGCATAAGTTGTAGGGTATGGAACATATTTTGGAATGATCTTTGTACGACGGAGGTCAGTACCAACGAGGGAACAACCTCTAGGTACGATGATACCACCTTCAACAGAGTTATACTTATATAATACGTTGTTTGGTGAGGTTAAGTCTAGGTTAGAGTTTGCATCAATAGGTGCAACGTTTGTATATAATACGTCTCCAGGTCTATTATCTACTTGATACTCAGCAGGATAGAGCATGATACTGAAAGCATCAAACTCGTCATTACTTAAACCAACTCTATATGAAAATCTTGCTACTTCTAGGAATGCCCTTTGGATCGATTTAAATGGACGCAAAGCAGAGTTACCTCTGTTATCGATAGCATCAGATGCATCGAAATCGTCAGGGTTGACATAGATAATACGTCCAGTTCTGGACGTAATAATATTCTTTAGTCTAGTTAGGGACATTTCCTATTACTGCTTTTGATTATTTATTGGGGTTTAACTTCCACCGCCAGAACCAGAAGTTCCTGCAGTTTGAGCATAAGCACGAGTAGTGAATCCAGTAGAACTGTCTTCAAAACCAACTAATGTAAACGAACAATCTGCGTCATTGTTCTCAACGACCAGTCTTTGCCCTGGTCCAATAATAAGAGACTTGATCTCTTCTGTATTATTCGCAGTGATAGCATTATCCTTACGAAGGTAATGCTTAGTCTCTAATGTTGCACCCGAAGAAGTAACAGAAGAAACTGTTACAGTAGAACGAGCACCAGTTGTTAAGACAGGATTATCTAAGAAAGTATCCGAACCAGAGATGTTTGCAGAACCTTCTCCAAGAACAACATATAGAGCAGTTCCTGTGTATTCACGAACAAATCCGTAAGGACCTGCAGTCTGACTAGTAACAGTATAAGTTACACCGTTGTATGTAAAGGTATCTGTGTTGTCTACCCAGGTCCCAGAAACATTGTATACGAAAATAGAGTCATAAGAATATGAACCCGACGTAGTGAGCAACCTGTCGGTTCCTCCATAGTTTGCGTTAGCAGCAGTTCCAGTTGTTCCTTCATAGTAAAATAGGTTAGATGGTAAACTTGTGTTTGCAGTTAGATCGTACTGAACATAAGCACCACTAGAACCTGCAGTTCCGTTAGTGGTCTTACCTGTAGTATACTCAGTACCATCATCGGAGTTACCTGCAGTTCCGTCAGGACCCCACTCACCGTTTGCAGTCTCAGAGATTTTGAATACCAAACTACTCATACTTGAGTCTGCTACGTTAAAGCGATATGTTCTATCACCTAATACTGTTAAAGCAGTTCCAAGATAAAGATTTTCAGTTCCACCAGACGTTGTAAAGGTAAACTCGTTTGCAGCAGTACCAACACCACCAGATGAGATAGTACCAGTTGCACCACCAGATGCAGTAATAGAATCACCTGCAACAAATTCAGATCCAGAACCATTCAAGGTAGAAGGACCGATATAAAGAGTTGAACCACCAGAACCAGATGCTACAGCAAAGATAGTTGCAACAGATGTGTTACTACCTGCCCCCTTTGAAATAGTATTACCAATGGCAAATGTACCAGTCACAGATTCAACTGCAATCGATCTAACTGCCCTACTCTTTACTGTAATTTCAGTAAATGGTGGAATATAAAATGATTCAAATACTGCTGTTTTTTCATTATCAGCAGAAGATAATGCTTGATTGACGTTAAGACCTTGGTCAGCACCAACTGCTGTACCTAAGTTAAATCTATAACCAGTGAATACGTCACCAGTGTGTAGTTTGTAAGTTGAAGCATCTAAGACGACATGTTGATCGTAGTCTTTGATACCGACATCGAATGAGGTGTTTGATCCACCTTGTGCACTCACAGACAAAACCGTACTTGCAGACGCATCGATAGGTGCTTTATAGAGCACCGTGTTGGTAGTCGCACCTGGTTTTGCTGAGGCAAGTAGTCCTTGTTTAGCCATTTTTAATTAAAATCCTGCGTAGAAGAATTGTTGTTGTCTTGTTAACCCAGTGAGGTTGTTTGCTCCAATACCTGCACCAAATGTAACGTCATCAACAGTAACGTTTTCAGTAGATAGGAGTGTGGCATCAGCGTCAGGGAACTTAATGACTCTCGGACCTGAGATACCTTCAGTAGACAGTGTAATCTGTCCCTGAGTGTTTCCAGTACTTTTAAGGACTGGAGAATTGAGAGTCTTGTTAAAGAGTTCTCCTGCAGACTTCTCAGTAAGAAGCATATTATATGTGTCTGCACCTCTATTTAGACCGTCTGTGTTTGGGAATCTAAAAACTTCGCTAGTTGATGTGTTTACGTTAGCAAGATTGAATGAAACCTTCTTAGTTGTATCAGTATTGTCCGTAAATATCGCATTCTCATAACTCTTGTTAGCGAGTGTTTGAGTTGTCGTTGTACCAACAAACGTTAATGATAAATCAGGAACGGTGAGGATCCTGTTTGCAGTTAGAGCAGATGTGTTGAAGATTGCATAGTTAGTTGCAGTCTCAGCGTTTGCTGCCAACTTCAGATCTACAACAGTCTTATTAAGTGTAGTCTGTTCTGTTTTAGTGTCAAGTAAAGTAGATGCAGTTGCAGTAGGTTCTGCAGTAGTTGTTACTGTACCTGCGTCAGGTAAGAAGTAAGAACGTCTTGCACCAGAAGTAGTTGCCCAGTTAATCTGGAAGATTGCTTCTTCTGTACCATCAACAATAACAAAGTTATCCTCATCAATAAGAATAGTCTTATTTGTCAGCGTCTGCTGAGTATCAGCACCAACAACGGTAGTTCCATTACCAGAGGTAATAGCAGGAAGGGTGAAGATACGAGTATTAGTACCAGTACCAATATTACTAACTTCAAATCTTGCTTTAGGACCTTGAGCATCTTCTAAGATAAATGTCTGGTCAGAGATAAGGAAATTACCCGTAACCTTGACAGCACCCGTACCTTTCGGTGCGAGCACGATGTCAGTATTATTTGCAACATCATCAACTGCAGTAATGTACAGAGATGTACTACTGTTACCATTATCAATACGAGTACAGTAGAAACCGCCATCACCAAAGGCAATGCCGAGTTGATCGTATGCATTCTGATACAATCCACTGTCTCTATCTAAGTCAAAACATAATCCTGGGGATGCTTTTGTTCCCTGTGACAGTCCTTTGAATAACTGATTTATCTTTGCTTTTCTGTTTGGAATCAAGGGATCCGACACCACCACAGGAAGAATCGCTTCTCCAGACAGGTTAGCGTCTGATATTGTCTCCAGTTGTGAAATCTTTCTGGTTCCCACGAATAATCACACTATTTGATACAGTTTTATTTATAAAGGTTATTAAAGGTCTGATTCTTTAACTTCCTCTTCAGTTCGATATGCCCACTCTTCAGTATGTCCAACAGACCACCATTTAGGTAGAGTTTCCACCGCATAGTTCTGTGTACAAACTTTAAAGTCAGGTCTCTTAAGATTATTATTATCCACCAAACTGTTATCGAAGAACTGACATCGATTGTTTGGTTGTGCTGCAAACTGTCCGTTATCTAGAGCAATAATATTAAATGTTTTATGCTCTGGATCATGCTCTGAGAAGTTAGTATCTAATACAGAGAAGTCGGGGTGTGCAGTATCAATCGTAAATTCATATTCACCTGGGTGCATCTTCTTGTCTTTACCAAAGAAAGAACACCTACCTAAAATAGGTTTTTCAACTACAGTGATATTATAATCAAAGCAGTCCCATAGTTCTAATACATCTAATGGTAACTGATCATCTGGATTGATGTCTGGTTTCCATACAAATGCACTGAGTGGTAACTTATCAAATAAAGCACCATAATCAGTAAGTAATGTCTCGAAGTATAATGCTTTTGCTTGTATACTTCTTACTGAGATCCATAGACCTGGGGTGAGTTCCCCATGTCCTTTTTCAAGATCATAAAGATATTCTTTCTTCACCCAGACCTTTCTAGGTGGTAGAGGATGAACTAGGTATGCCATTAAGAATAATAAGATTTAGTCACAATTCCCTCTTCAAATGTTACCATGCACCGAGGGGTAGGTGCATAATGAACTCCCCATTTTGCAGGGTACAGTTCAAGTTGTTTAGTTATACAGAAAGGTGAAACTTTTCCATGATTCTGACTTTTTGCAACTTTAATGCATTCAGCATCTTCAAGTTCATAAGTTCCTGAATAATCAACACTCCAGAGATGACCCTTCGGATCGATATAATATTGACTCAGGAATCCGTCAAGATCCTGAGTTCTCAATTCTCGATTCCAGAATCCTGGACCGAGATCAAATTGAGAGTATATTATATCATAGATTCCCATAAAGTTTAGCATTTTAATTATTTAGTAGGAGTAGGGAGACTTGAACTCCCACGAGCACATGCTCAACAGATTTTAAGTCTGGTGCGTCTACCTATTCCGCCACACTCCCAATTTATTTTTTAATGCTTTCAACCGTTCCTTGGCAGCACGAAGTGCTTGAGGTTTAAGATGCCTCTTTTGCTCCTTCTTTGAATGGTGCTGCCAGTTTGGTAGTTTCATTCAATCATATACCCCTGTTCGACTAGATACTTTTTGGTTAAGGGGGTAGGTTTATATACATTCCACATCGCACCAGTTGAACATGCAGCAAGTGCATTAGCAGTCATGCCTTGAGTTCTACCTGCCCAAGTTGCTTCTTTCTCCCAAGGAATTGCCCCTGGTTGAAATGCATAGGTCCTGCGTGCCATCTCTTGCCACATCTGAGGAACACTTTCTTCTGGTAGGATAATAGCAATCAAACTATTATCAATCGTGCCTGCCATACAATCCTGTGCAGCGTGCCATCCTTCATGACGCATCACACTCATCAAAACATGAGGACGACTCATGAAAGTTTTGTTTAAAAAGAAATTATTACTCACAGTATGATAGACACCTCGATGTCCTACTGGAAAATACTTCTCATCAGCAAGATATACATTCACTCCCACTTGGTTCAATGACACAAGCATATTGTTAAACTCTTGTGCCACTGAAGTAAATGATTCAGGGTTGTCATAATTTGAGGAGATATCCAACAAAGTATGCACTTCCTTCACATCATCCCTACATTCACCAAGTAGCATACATCCCATGGAATGGTTACTATAGTAGTCCTCCTTTCCAATAGGGTCTGCCATAACTGGTGCTGTTGCAAGACATGTTGTCATCAATGCTGCAATAATTTTTTTCATTGGAAGGGTTCAAAAACTTCAGTTGGTGGGTGAAATGCACAATATTCGTTAAAGGTGATTTTCATCTCCTTATTGGTCAGTTTGCAATGCTTTGCTGCTGTTGGTAAGTTCCAAGTAGCAGTAAATAAATTCTCCATTGCTTCTCTAGTCTCAGGTCTCATCTCGTTTTTGGTGGTATACAAGTACAAATGCGTCACAACGAGGGCAAGATAGATTAGTTTCTATCTCATATTCAGAATCTTCTGAATCGTGATCTCCGCCCCATATTAAGTTTGGAAATCCACAGGACCAACAGTTCATTTCCTATTCTCTCGCCAGTAAATTAGGAAAAGTCCGAGCGTAACCCAGAATACAACTTCAAGTCCGTAATTAGTCACTTTTAACTGTCTCCTCCATAAATGATTTTTTAAACTCTTCTACCTGATTCTGAATTTCTTCAGGAACTGGTGGAACCTCGTTGACTGGAACCATCATAGCGGATTTCCCGTCAGGACGAGTAATTTTCCAACATACCCGTTGGGTTTCGGTTAGATCCATAATAAAATCAAAATGATCCTCTGCTTGGCGCAGGGTGATTCCAATAGGTCCAATCATGCTTCTACTTCAGCAAAACAATAAGTGATGAGATCGTGATCGACCGTATCTTGAATAGCACTGACGACTTCAGCGAAACCTTCAGCACCTTCCTTGTTCCACATCCAATCGATAACTCGATCGAATCCCTCGTTGTCCAAGAGTTTTACAGACCGCTTGGAAAAGTTGATAAAGACGTGTTCTAGGTAAGTGTCGTTCATAAATCTCCTGTACCTATGTAGTATAGCAGACTGCCCTGCCCCTGTCAAGTCAGTTTAAGAAAATAGTCTTGGCAGTCAGTTTCATGACAGCACCTGATGTCAGTGCCATAGCACCCTTGGTAGCAGTGATGGTTACAGCACCTGCAACAGCAGTCATATTGATAATACCTTTAACTACGTTCACATTATGGGCACCCTCTAGAACTTGCTGATTATATCCTGTCAGACCACAAGTCACAGACACAGGACCAATAGGATTCAATAGTTTGTTGAATGGAAAAGGAATTGTCTTAGAAGGATTTTGTACAGTTGTAATATTACCATGACAGGTAGTATAAATTCCTGGTGCAGGAACTAAAGATGTTGCTTCAGTATTAATCAGTTGATTCAGTACAGGAGTTAGGCAATTAATAACACTATTTCCTGATAACACTAACTCATTTCCTGCCATCTTTTGAAGCTTATATGAGTTCTCAAAAGTAGATCCAGTAAACTTAGTATTTGGTGCACCAAGAGAAAATTCTGATGCTTGTATCACCATCGCAGCACCTGCACTCTTAATATCTACGTCAGATCCGAACGTGATAGCATGTTTCTGAATCTTACTGCTCTTCTTCTTACCATTTTTATCAACAGTCTTAGGTGCACCAGATGCGTTCAGGAAGAAACCTCCACCAACTTCTACATGCATATCACCAGTAATTTTTAATCTATAATCACCCTCTACGTTTAGAACACCATCACCATCTACAGTACAACAATCGTCACCCATAACATCTACGGTGTGATTTCCTGCGTAACTGGAGTGATCAGCAACTAAATTACCAGTATCATCTTTACTACCACCTCTGTTAGTCTTCTTATATTCTTCTGTCTTTTTCTTAACTTCTTCATCTGAAATATCAGGATTTTTTTCTCTTAATGCTTTTAGATAAGTCCACTCTGCAAAAGTGTTGTTATTGATATTGTAAGATGAGTGAGTCGTTCCACTAGGTTCTTTGACAACGTGTGCCTGACGACCTGGGGTTCCTACATGGTGATCGAATGAACCATCTACAAATGTTTTTGCTACAGAAAGATAAGGATCTGCTTTTGTAAAGATTTGATCAAGAACACCAGTTGGAGAACTATCACCTTCACAACTTCCTCTATTACTACCCCTCAGTTTATTAATATTTGCTAGTTCTTCATCACTACAGTTGGTAACACCGAATAGTGGGAAATATCCATGACTATCAGTACCACCATCAGGTTTTCTATCACAACCACCACCAAGAAACTTAACAAACAGAGCAAGTAAACCTGCAAGACCACTAAGTCCATTTTGGAACATGTCAGATCCACCATCAAAGATGCCAGATCCTTTTTCCCAACTGCTGATGATATCCTCAACACCTGCAACTGCACTAGTTGCTGATTTTACTGTGTTGATAACACCCTTAAGTTGACTGAGAACGTTCTGTACAGAACAAACAATACTATCAATAGTATCTTGAACACCCTGCATTACCATTTGTGCTTTACTGATAGCACCACTAAGCAAACTGTTAATACCACTTTGAATAGCACTCACAGGATCATTAATGAAACTGGTGATCTGACTATCAAAAATACAGAGAGATGATAAAATCTGAGTCACTGCAGTCTGAATAAGTGCCATTTGTGCAAATGGAATTCCTGGAATCAGACTACCAAAGTCTAACAAACCACCAAGTTGTTCAGCAAGTTGTGATGTTGCCTCTCTAATTGCAGAGATAATTTGGGAGAAAACAGAACCTAGAAAGTTTTGTAGTTTTGCTGTAAGTTTTTCAATAGTTACAACTTTACCAGATACAATATCAATGAAAGAACCGTCTTCAGTTGCAACCAGTGTACCTGCTGTATCTGCAATATCTTCAATAAGATAGTTTAACTTAGATTCCACAGATTTCCAAGGTCCGCCTACACCATTACCAGTAGCAATTGGTTTAGAAGGTGATCTTGGTTTTTGAGCATTACCTGCACTTCCTGGGAGGTGTACACCTACATTATTGGGTGATCCTGGACCTGCAGGTTCTGGTGATACCTTACTTCCAGGCATTTTTACAGAATTACCCCCAGAAGCATTAATTTTATTATTAATATCAATACTATTAGGATCGGCAGTTCTTCTAAGTGCAGGGTTGACTGCACCTGTACTTCCATCCTCCATGTTTTCACCTGTGAGGGTGAAGTCATGCTTTGTACTTGTACTCTTCTGTACACGCAAAACACCAATAACTATTGGCATTTGAGCATCTTCACCATCCATGAAGAAACCCATAACAACAGCACCTGGCTGTAGTTGTCCCGAACTTTCACCTTGTCCGTCGTTACCTGCCTGAGAAGTATGTTGTAATACTGTTGCCCATGGTAAGTTATCTGTAGGTAGATCAGCAACTGTGCCACCTCTTACGTTAGTGTAATATCCAAGCACACGAACTTTACACCGACCAAGTTCCATCGGATCTTCGTTGTCTTCGACTTCACCAACCCACCAGAAAAATCCGTCTTTACCGACAAAGTTTACTGTAGGTTCATTTAGGATACCTTCAACTGTTTGCATCTATCTGCAGATTTTTGATTATTTAGTAAAAAACCCTAAGAGTCAAAAAATGGCGGGATTTTTTTACCCCGATTTTTGAAACTAAAAGGCGTTTTTGGTTTTAACAAACTTATATGTTTCTTTGCTACCCCAGATCATACGTCCATCGACATAACCTTGGTCACAACTATGTAGTTTGTCTCCGAAGAGTGACATCTTTGATTTGATCTCAACTCCTTTGACGACACAATTGCCCACAACAGAACCGTGCCATGCGTTACCATCGAAGGTAAACATCATACCACACTCTTCAGATTTAGTCCAGTCTATATCGTAGTTCTCAATTAATATTTGGGTGTCAGATATTATAACTTTCTTATGAAATCTTTTTCGATATGGGTTAGAGGGTCCGTCTTTTCTGTAGTAATTTTGAGACTGCAAACCCCCTTCTATTTCTTGCCAGTGCATAAAGATTGATGCGTAGGCATGGGGATTTGCTTGTGCTTGTGCTATGTTATTCCAAAGTCCTAAGAGATAAGACTCAATCGTCATAGACTAGACATTCTGGTTCTGAAGGGTTCTGATCACAGTAAAGTTCAAGAGCAGTAGGGTCATGATGATCTCCTGCTTCAATATCTTTTTTGTGATGCTGAACGTACTCTTCTAACTCATGAAGTTCGCCTTCAATGTGTCTACGAGTCTGAGGACTTGTTTGAGGATTGTCTAAGATTTTTTTATCTTTTTGAATGTGGTCTTCTAATGTTTTCATGTAAGTACCTGATTGATACAGAACTATTTAGGGGATTACGCCATCTTTCATTAGTAACATCTCTGATGAAAAGTTATCAGGAGTACCTTTATGGGAGACCGTAACGATCATATAACGACCGCTAAATCGTTTATCCATCTTGGTTTTGTCTCCAGATTTTTCGGTAGATGGTAACGTAATGTGAATTCCGTAACCTCCATATAGATCCAAGTTTCCTGGGACGACTACTTGCACTCTCGTGTTTTTCATCGTTTCCATTCGCATCCATTGATATGCTTGCAACTCTACGAGTGCTTCATAGTTTTTCTGCGAACTGAGTGCCGAACCAGGGGATGTTTTCTTATCGAAAATTTGGTTCGGAAGTATACTATAACGCACCCTTTTAGGGTTGTCAACGAGATTTTTAAAGGCGTCATCAAGTCGTGACATAGGGTTTACTGAGTTCTTACCACCCAAGTGTGACATGCTCTTCCATGCATCAGAAACTTTATACCTGTACATGTCTGCTGATAGTTCTGAACTCTCTCCACCCCACCTAGATTGATTAACTGTGACAGGATCAAATCCAACGCTGTAACCTGACCAAGCACCGTGTCTCAGACCCATCAAAAAGTTCTTTTCTTCTGGAAAACTAACACTATCAATCTTAAATTGATCTCCTTCACCAGTATCAATTTTCTTAGCAGAATAGACATACTTATACAGTCTTGCTATACCTGTAGATGGATTAGTTTTAGTTTCTACATCCTGTTTGTTAATATCCTCAATCATACCATCGATAGATTTGAAATGGTATCCCATTGCATTCTCAAAGAAAGTAAACCCGTTCTGGAATCCACCACCCGTTTTTTTCTTTCTGATTGATCTCTGTGCAATCCAATAGATCGCATCCA